GCTATATTCTTTCTATGTCTAGCTTTAAAAGACTTACGTTTCATCTTCATTTTCTTAGACTCTCCAGCCTTAGGTTTACCAGCAGTACTAGCTCCTTGCTCTCCAAATCTAATAGTTTTAATTTTATCTCCGACTTTAGCTACTACCACATGACTTTTTTTAGGATGACTTGGTGTTCTCTTTGGCTTATTAAAACCAGATACACCAGCTCTAGCTAGTCGTGAGTCTCTCTTCTTCTTAGCAGGCATTACTTCTTCTTCTTTCTGGTGGTTGTTTTTTTCTTACCACCTCTAATTAAATCAGCGTCAGCTTTTCTAGCTCCACCTTTTCCAGTTGCAAAACTTCTTACTCTGCCAGCAGCCCATGCATGAGCACTAGTTCCAGGTCTAGAACCGCTAGAATAAAAAGCACCTAATCCTCTAGAGTATACCTTAGATAAAGTACCTTTAGATATGCCAGAGCTCTTAGAGTACTTAGCTAGTACAGCTGCTTTACCCCCTGATGTTTTTCTTTTTGGGCTTGCTTTTTTTCGTGGGCTTGCTTTTTTTCGTGGCACTTTCACTCCTTAGTTTAGATATTTTATCCATCATAGCTGGTGTTAGTTTTCCCATTCTATACAACTCTCTTGTTCTGCGTATCTCAGCCTCTCTAGATGATGGATTCTTTGAACCCCTTACGTATTTTAACGGAGTTCCTCTCCTTGTTTTCTTTACTGGTTTAAATTTTCTAGCCATTACTACCTTATAAAGTTTCTATAGAGCATTAGTTGTTCGTCTGTCATATTCTCTGTGTCAACTTTCATGTTCTTCTTCATAACATATCTATATATTTCTTTATAATTTATATCGTTATATGTTATTGGATTGGTTGGATTTGAGTTATTCCATTGCACTATTCTTCTTGTAGCTAAATCACTTTTTCCTTCAGACATAAGTTTTAATGCATCAGTTCTAACCTTACCTTTTCTGTTCTTTTGAGCATTTCTTTTCTGAGATTGTGTGGCAAGAAATCTTTCTGACAATCTCCTTGCATTTGTTCCTAGTATAGGAGATGCTTTGTACGCTGCCCTTCTAAAAGAAATCATATTAAAACCAAATTCATCTACAGATTTCATTAGTTCTCCAAAGGAATCTACAGATTTTTCTAAATCACTGTAGAAAACTGGTTTTAAAGTAAACTCTAATTGACCAGCTAAATCTTCTGCATCCATAAAATCAGATAACATTCCAAATGCACCCACAGTTCCAAAGCTCTGAACAAATTCATTAAACTTAGTATCTTCTTTCGGTTTATAGTCTCTACCTGATAATACATTTGTCATAAAGTTTTTAGCATAGTTAATCGCAGCACCACCAGCCATACCACCTACTGCTAGCCTAGCCAATATAAGAGGATTACCTCTTTGAAACTCTTCTCTGATTTGCTCTGTTATAAAACCAGCTTGCTTGACACCAAAACTTTTAAACAAAACAAATGGTCTTGTTGCTGGATTGCTAAGCCATAAAGGTTCTCTTAAATAATCTCTCTGAAGCTGACTTTTTTTAGCAAAAGCAGCTGTCGCTGAATCTACCTTAGAACTCGTCAAGGAATCTAATCTTTCTGCATCTATATTAAATAACTTTCTTAATTTGTCTTTAGCGTACTTACCCCTAAAGCTAGTAGGATTTTTTTGGTAAGCTTTTATATAATCGTCAATTGCTATCTTAGCTGTAGCAGATGCTAGCATATTGTTAAATTTATTAATTGGTGTAAACCCACTATATGTAGCAGCAAAATCAGATGCTTTTCTCATTACCGATGTACTAGATGCTTCACCAACTATTTCTCTAATAAAGTCAACGTATACAGTAGGTAGCTTAGCTCTAAAGTCTTTATCTAAAAGTTTAATAAATCCTTTTGCTGTTCTTCCTATACCTAGTGATGGTATGGTTGATATCATTGGCTGAAATATGTTGGCTATAGTAGCATCTCCACCAGCTATTTTTGTCATAGCTTCAAATCCCATAAAATTAGTAACTAGCTTTCTTAATTCTGGAGACCTCTGCCTACTTAAATCAGCTTCTGCAAATCCAGTCATCTGCTCTACTAGTGTTGTAAGCCTTCTCTGTTCCCCAGGAACTCCAATTTCTTTAATAGCTTCGTTTATACCTTCATTATCTCTACCCCAAATTCTAGATGTTTCCACCCTTCTTCCTAGTCTGGAATCGTATACAGCCATTAATGTAATCGGGTCTGTTTCTAGCAGCTCTTCTGGTATATTAAATTTTCTTTTTCTTTCTAGGTTGCCATGAGGGTTGACTTTACTTGGCCTAATTTCTTCTCTAAATAAAGAATATGCTTCAGCATATGTCATGTTAGTTTTTTTACCACTTCTTTTATACTGTCTTTGTATGTCTTCAATTAAAATACTAAACTGAGGGCTTAATTTATTATTCATAACTTTGTCAGATATAATTTTATTTAACAAGTTTTTTGAATTTTGACCAAGCTCTATGTTGTCAGCAAACATAAAATTAGAATCTCTTTCTATTCTTACATAATCATCAAATAATAGGTCTTTTGTTTTAGCATTAAACATACTTGGTAAGTATTTTTCTATTTTACCTTTTGGAACTATGCCGCCTTTTCTTGCGTATTCAAACCTACTTTCAGACCACTTTCTAATCAACTGAACAGCTTCTCTGTTTGCTTTTGTTTCTGGAGCAGAACCTACAGCTTCTCTATATATTCTAGTCAATCTATCTTTGTTTTTACCAAGTATTTTTTTAGCTGCCAAAATGTCTGTACGAGACCTTGCTTCAAATCCAGATATTGAATCTGATAAATCTATAAGAGACTTAGCAACTGCTTGAGAGCCTTTATCTTTAAAATTTTTAAGTGGAGAGCGTAAAAAGTTAGCTGCTTTTTCACCAAAATAATGAACAAATAAATCTGTTTGTGGCATATCAGAAGAATACTGAGCAAAACCTTTTCTAAATAAAGAGTTTTGATAATTTCTAAAATACATTTGATGAAAATTATTTAAATCCCTATCAGATAAATCAGATACTTTTTTAGCCCTTCCGTTTGTAAAAACATTTATTTCTCCATCTACATTTATTTTTAGCTCTTCAGCCATGTCATAAATATTAGATTCTGTTTTTATTCTAGATTTTTTTGACTCTGAATATTTTTTAAAAAATTTATTTCTATTTATATTTCTTATTTCTTGGGTGTTATTGTCTATAATCTTAAAAGAATCTCCCTTAAATTTAGACTTTCCTTTTGCAGGTTGCCTTCCAATAACACTTACGTCTGTAAACTTAACATCTGAAGCATCTGGAGATATAATTTCCCATCTCTTTACACCTCTCTCACCATCCCACATTGACTCTGTAAATATATTTGCTATATTTCTTTGCTTTCCTATATCTTCCACTGAAAGATTGTCAAAGCTACCTATACCTTCTTTTTCAAATATGTTTCTTTTGTATGCATTTAATTTTTTAATAGCTCCAGGAGCTCCAGCAACACCAGATATACCGAGAGCAAATCCAACAGAGTTTACATAATCCATAGGGCTTGGCAGTCTACCCTCTAATATAGGGTCAATAGTACCAAAAGCAGCAGCCTCTTGAGTGTACGCAAGAGCTTTTGCAGTTCCCTTTGCTGTAGCTCTACCTAAAACAGCACCACCTACTCCAGCAGATAAACTACCCTTAGCTGAATCTGTTAATACATCGCTCCAATCAATTTCATCTGTATCTATTTTTTGTTTTAATGCGCTAGCTATACCAGTATACACACCAAAACCAGCAGATTGTCTACCAGCTTCTGTTAAAATCTTTTCAGTTCCAGACTTTATAACTTTATTAGCTAATTCTTTTTTAGTACCATTGTTTAGCAATCTCTTTGTACCCATTGTGGCTGCTTTACCTAAAGCAGATTTAGCAGCTGCTTTGCCAGCTACTCCACCAATACCACCACCAGCTATTGTAGCTACAAAATCTGCTGGCATAAAAAATGATAGTATTCCAGCTCCAATATCAGCCATAACTCCAGGGTCATAACCATCTAAATCAAACCTTTTTTCTCCAGTAACTAACTGCTCAGACATTCCAGTTATAGATTCATTATAAGCTTTTTTTACAACATTAGGTAAGAAATCAAAAATTTCTTTTTCTTGAACTCTTGATTGCTCAGAAAATAAATCTGGGTCTCTATTAAGATTTTGATATGGAGTATTTTGATTTATACTAGGCTGTCTAGTTTGATAGTAACTATAAACCTTTTTTAATTCATCTAAGGTGTAAGTATTTTTGGGTTCTCCGTTCATTTAAACTCTCTCTTTAATTTTATTGCAAGGAATTAAGTATTTGTTCAACAGCTCCTTGTGGGGCTTTTCCATATACTGCAGCATTTCTCATTCTATTTACCATAGCTGTTCTGTAATTATTAATGTCATTATTATACACTCCTAATCTAACGTCATCTGGTAAAGCATTAAAATCTTTCTCTATTTCTCTTTCAAATTCTTGTGGTGAAATTTTAAAATCTTGTTGTATTTGTTGCTCTAATTCAGCATTTGATACTTTATTGGTATCTAAAATATCTTGAGCTGAGCTTGGTAACTTTGTTGCTGTTTTAATTGCATTAGCTATAGCAATAGTTTCATTGCTAATTAAAGGAACAGATTGAGCTGTTCTCTCCCATCTTTTATACTTACCTTTATATTGTTTCATTTTTTGAAACTTTGAATTTTCTGACTCAACCCTAGAAACAGCTCTATCTAATGACTTTTTAAGCCTTGCTTTTATTCTTGGGTTTGTCTCATTAAAATAAGCTTGATAAGTATTTCTAAGTAAAAACCCTAACTCTTTGTTTGACTTATCTATATTTTGTAAGTAATTACTGTTAACACTTTCTGTTTCTTGTTGAGTAGATGGAAAGGATGTTTGCCATTCAGCTCTAGATGCCATAAGATTATCTAGTGTTTGACTTATTCCTTTTTCAGCACTTCTTAATGCTTTTATATTAGATTCTGGAGCTCCTCCAAAAGTAATCATACCGCCTTCTCCAGTACCTATCTCTCTTTGTTGAGAAGGGGAAGCTCTTAATATGTCTTCAAAGCCTCTAGACATAGGTTCTTTACCACCCTCATAAGTTCTTTCTGCTAATCTTTCAACAGCTCCAGCATCGTCAACACCAACTTCTGTTAGAGGCTCTGGAGTTACAGTTTCAATAGAAGAAGGAATATCATCAACATATATTTCTGATAAATTTTCTTCCAAAGCTTTACTAAATGTAGCAGCATCAGAACTATCAACTGCTTTAAATTCACCAGTTTCCGTTACTTGAAATGTTGCTCCTTCCATATTAATTGATGTTCCAGGTGGCAATTTACTAACTTCATCTATAGTAACATCTACGCCTACAGTTAAGTTTCTTTTAGGGTATGATGCAAGAACTCCTGATGGTGGCTCATATGTTTTTATTTCTAATCCAGACTCTTGAGATAAAAAGCTACTTAATTCTGAATAACCTTTATTTAACTGGTCTTGATATGTATTTGCTTGCTGTAAAAGGCTTAGGTATTCTGGAGACTTTTTACTATCAGGAGAAACTGCCATCTTGCTTAACATGTCATTAATAGGTTTAAGTCTTTTTTCAATAGAATCTAAATTTTTAGATAGAATTGTAACTTTATTATTAAACTGAGTATCTGCAAATTTTTCTGTAGATATGTATATCCCAAGCCTATCTTTAACATCAGAGTGAGTTATTGGTTTGTTCCAAGAAGAGCTTGATTCTAAATCATCAATAACTTCAGGTGGTAAAATCTGCCTATACGAATTTAATATATTGCTATTGTTTTCTTTTCCTAGCTGAATTTGTTTTTCTAAAACTCTAAATCTAGATTTACCTTGAACGGTTTTAAACTCAAAGTTTTCAGCAAGTCTTAATGCGTTTTCAGAATCAGATTCAAGTTGAATGCTGCTTAACATACTGTTTTCTATCTCAAGACGCTCTGTATTTTCTCTGTTTAGCTCTTCTGTTTTGAGGGCTTTATCCATTATTTCGTTTTGACGTGCTTGTTGTTCTATTTGTGCATCGAACTGTTGTTGTCTAAAAGCTTGCTGCTCGTCAAATCTTCTAGCTGATTCTTGTCTGTTAAGCTGACCCTCTATAAACTGAGGTATAGTAACGCTTAACAATCTGTTTATTGGTGATTCGTAATCAAATCCGTTTGCCATAAAATCTCCCTAAAGTCTATCAGCTGATTGTTCTGCTATATCCAAAGCTTGCTCGTAAGTCATGGTTGGATTAGCTTGTAAAATTTCTTGAACATCTTGCTGAATTGCTTGCTGTCTAATTGTAGGCTGAGGAGTCGGTGCTACTCCAGATGTTGGGTCTAGCCTAGATATTTGTTCACCTCTTCTGAGCGTACTAGTTAAATAGTTTTGAAGCAATCCAGTTATTCCAGCCATTTCTTGACCTCTTTGCTGCTCTATTCCATATAAACCTCTACCTATTGTCTCTTGAGCACCACCTCTTAACTGAGAAGCTTGTCTCATGGCTGCTCCAGAGCCAGCAAATCCAGCTTGACCAGCTCTTTGTCTAAGCTGTTCCATTGATTCTCCAAGCTGAGTACTAACGTCTCCATATAGTTGACCAGTTCTCATTGATTGCCTTTGACCTATTTCTCCAGCTGCATCCAACAATCTTTGCTGGTCTATGCCTTGAAAAAATTGACCAAACTGTTCTGCTTGACTTCCTTCAAAGCCAAAAGCTTGAGCTACTTGTTGACCCATAGAAGCTTCTTTAGTTGGGTCTCCAAAGTATTGTTGAAAACCACTTAATCCTGCTTGCTGTAGTAAATCTTGAAAACTCATTATATTATTCCTCCATAAAGTGAACGTCTCGAAGCAAAGTCAGATGCCATCCCTAATGATTTTAATTGGTCAACTAAAGATTTGCTAGGGTCAAAACCAAGATTTCTAGATATTCCCATATTTTGCTGAGATGTTCCTCTGTAATTTAATAATGGATTTGATACGCTAGCAGCTGTTGGAATTGAACCAATCTCACGAAAAACCTCTGGAATAGTGTCCATACCTCCAATTAATCCAACACCAGTTGAACCTCTTAGGATTTCAGTTCTACCAAAAGCTCCTGGTTTAAAAGATTGAATGTAGTCCTGTATCGTTCCTAAACCTTCTTTAATACCTCCTGTTTTTAATCCTTCTATAGTAGCTTTTCCTAGGTCTAACAATCCTTCTCTAGTTACGCCAAGACTTTCAAGGTTTCTAGCATTTAAATAATCTTTAGCAGCGCTTGCAAGAACATTTCTACTAAACCCTCTATTTGCGTCAGTTATAAATCTATTAATATCCCTTTGCGATGATTCTACATCTTCTCTAGCTCCTTGGAAAAACATACCTCCACCTAATCCAGATGATACACGACCAATATTATTATTACCAGCTGCTAACTGCTGACCAATAGCACTTCCTATAGCTCTACCACCAGAACCACCTGCAAGAAAACCTAATGTTCCACCTACTAGCCTGCCAACACCTCTTTTTTTCTCTCTTTTTTTAGCTTGTTCTCCAGCTTCCCTAAATCTTTCTCTTAGTTCTTTTGTAGCTTTTCGTATATCCCTTCTTTCACTTTCCGCTGTAATAGATAACTGAGCTCCAGTCTCACCCATTCCAGCTGCCTGACCAGCTTGTATACTTGCTAATAATTCTGCTAAAGTCATCTTAACTCCTTGTAAATTCTAAAAAGTGCCACGCACCTAATTCTTTTCTGTAAAGCCTAAGCTTACCATCTGGTGTCTTCACCAGTCTTTCTTCTCCATCATTTCCAGAATCGTTTGATGGATATCCTTGTTGTAACTTTGTTTTAACTCCCTTAGAGTTATATAAAAATCTTTTTTCTCTATCAATAGGCATTATGTAATTCTCTTATATAATGGTCTATACTCTACACCAACACTATTTACTTTTTGAATACTACTTCCATCTAAATCTATCTGAACTTGAAAAGAAGAAGCTAGTAATGGAGAACCAAATGTAATTCTATTTACATCTAAGTCATTGCTTGTACTAGCTAAAGTCCCAGCATTAGCAGTTCCTTGCTTTGTACCACTATCATTTGTATAAAAATATTTAACACCATTACTATTAGATGCTCCACTAGCATATTCTACAGTTACACCGTAAATCTTCTTAACTATATTAGGAAAACCAAAGTCATCGTCTTTTAACTTTATGTCAAATGTAGCTCCAGAATCTGGCTCTCCATCATAAGATTCTAACTCATCTGTTCCTACACCTAAAGTCATATTATTATGTAGGTCTGTAATAATATTAGTTTTTACAGAGTTATCAACCATATCTTCTACAAAAGTAAAGCTGTTTGTAATAAAACTATAAACATAAGCATCACCACTTGTACCACCAGAAGCTGCAGCATCTCTAACTATAACTAAATGTTTATGAGTTGGTTCATATCCAATCATAGTATCATCGTTTACAAAGCCTGTCCAATCTGATTCAAGTATTTTGCTTTGCAAGTTTCTTATCTGTGAACCATCGTAAAAGAATAAACCATTTTTATTTACCCAGGCAACTCCAAAGTCTGTTTTTACGACTGCTGCATGGAAGTCTACTCCCATATTTTTATGCTCTGACTCTAAAAACCATTGAGTATCAGAACCACCACCCACGTTAATAACATACAATGTTCTATTCTTATATGCTAACAATCTATCAGCATAAGACTCTATCTTTACAAAGTCTTCTCCATCATTAGCACCTAAATCAATAAAGTTAAAAGGTGGAAATGTATCAAATTTATTTATCTCACTATACATTAATCTATCTGACTGAACAACTGTTTGTCCTTTGTCATTAATAGACTTTACATTAGCTACAAACCTTCTTCTGTTTGACACTACGCTAGTCTTATACCCTTCTCCAGTATTGCCTATTGATATGCTAGATAAATCAGCGTTATATCCATTTAAAGAGCTATATGTATCAGCATTTGGGTCTTGTATTGAAACAGTACAAAACAAAAAAGAAGCTGAAGAATATATAGTTGACCAACCAACGTGCTTAGATTCTAAATTTGTTCTACAACCATAGGTTAAATCTATATCTGCTAAAAGCTGAAAATCTCCCTTAGAGGTAGAATCTCTAAAATATATTCTACCACCAGTAATTCTTTTGTCATAACCATGCGAAGCTATAATAGAGAGGTCAAGTCTTTTATTAGTGGCAATAGTTGTTAGTCCAGTCATTAAGGTTGGCAACGACTCTTGAGCGCCATCGTAAATAAATGTTTGAGCAAACTCATACGTACCAGCTGGTATACTACCATCACTTCCAGTTGCTATTGCTTGAAGATTAAATCCAAGTCCAGCATCAGGAGCTATATATAGTTTTGTATCAGAGCCAAGAACATTCCAAGTTTTAGATGAATCTATTATTAGCTCTGTATTACTATTCCTTTGTACTATTCCTACTGTATCAGCGCCTGGGCCGTTTATAAGAACATATAAACCAGTATCTAATTGAGTGTCTGTTCCAGATGTGTTACCAGTATCTGTTATTGTGGTTGAGCCTGATAGTGTTACCGTAGTTCCACTGGCTTGACCTTCAAGAGTATCGTCAATTCCAAGAACAGCGCTAACTAATCCAGTTGCAGCTGTACCAGCAAATGGTTGTTTTGGTGGAGCGTCAGACACTACCCATTCATTTACTGTTTGAGCACTGCCTCCTCCAACATTTATTTGGCTTAAGCTATCGTCTAGCCATAACTTTTTATTTACATACCCATACCATTTTACACTATTACCAGAACCAAAATTAGTATCACAAACTCTTACCACACCATCAGCTAAGTCATATATTACCTTACCATTTGCAGTGCTACCTAAGTCTATAGCTTCTGAAAAATCACCACTACCATCAGCTACATGTATCCTAGTATCAGAAGTAGCATCTGTATCAGCCAAAAATGTCTTTATTGTAGATGTATTAGTTCCAGAGCCACTAACTCCAGTGTAGTCCATTCTCGCTTGAAATAAGCCAAATCCAGGCTGAGACGCATCTAAGCTTAAGTTTTCATTAGAATTATAATCGCTTGTATTATCTGTAACTTTACCAGCAGACTTAACTATGCCAAACTCATCTACAATAACATTATTAGCTTGAGCTAGTTCGTTATCAGCAATAGAGCGTGAGTTAGTCTTAGTGTTAAGACCACCATCAAAACGTGTATATGTTTTAAACTGTTTAGGCATTATTCCTTTATCTCA